CTCCAGAGCAAAACCCGTGATGGCTGCGGGAGGAGTCAATGCAGCTTGCTGGATGGCTGTCAAAACGACAGGCATGGACGCTGCCGCTAGGGCCTGTCCCTGAGATGGAATCTTGTCTACGTCTGCTTTGATGGCTGCGATATTTCCGCCCGCTTCAAGGGCCAACAAAGACGTGTTCAGGTTTGTGCCTGCGTTCGCCGTGACTGTGCCAGCGACTGCCACGGTTCCTGTGATCGTGGTGGAGGCCATAGTTACAGCGACGCTCCCTGGCACGGAGACCAGCAAATTGCCTGACCCATCGGCTGACAGATTCTGCAAATCGCCGCTGGGGTCTGATGCGCCGACTAGGACTGGATTTAGCGGCGTAGGCGGGCTTGCGCCGTTCGCAGTAGCGACATCGGTGCCCGGCGGAAATACGCCTTGCACCAATGGGTCAGCCCACGTGGCGGTCGAGTTTCCCGGCTGGGAAATCAATACTTCGCCAGCGTGGGTGGGTGAGCCGCCAGTAGTGACTACTCCAGCGAGTACGTTGACGGCTGCCGAAATATTGCCCGAGCTGTCCTTTTGCCACGTCGCGTTGACCTTTCCTGCGGGTGCGCTCGGCGTTGTGTCATTGAAATTCGCGTCAGACATTTATGCTCCGTTGACCAATACTATGCTCGGGGGCGTGGTCACCAACACCGAGTTAACCAAGATTTCCGCCACGGCTGGCATGTCCTGCCAAGTGGCGGAAGTGTTCCCTACATTGGAGATCAAAAGCTGCCCCACGTGCGTGGGTGCGCTGATGTCCACAACGACCGGAGCGCCCGTCGTGGCGAGTTCTGTGGCTTCAATCTCTCCCGTCCCGCTGACAGATACTGAGGCTCCGCTCCCCACGACCATGCTGGCTTGTGTGTTCGTCCCGTTTGTTAAACTAGTGAAGGTTGACGATGTGGGGGGAATCGAGTTGACGATGCTCTGCGCTGCGCTGTTCGACGCCGCGTTCGCAGCCGCGTTAGCGGACGCTGGCAGCGGAGCCAGTCGCACAACGGCTGTGCCTCGGTAAACTTGGCTGAGTGTGTCCGTCTGCGTCTGCTGGTCTTGTGACAGAGCTGCGTTATAACCGCGCAACGACGACGGGTCGGGAGACACCACGACGGGATTAGCCGTCCGGAAAACGGGCTGAAGCTTTTCACGATTTGGTGTCAGTATCGCCATAAATTACTCCGAAGGGTCGCGGTAAATTCCAGCGAACAAGGTGAACCTGGCGACTTCATGCGCCGCATTTTCTGCGGGCCAAGCGAACTGGAGCAGGATATCCGTGCACCACAATCCTTCCTGTGGAGGATTGCCGTCGCTCATGCTTTGCTTAAAATAATATCTGTTGCGGTAGAGCGTATTCGGCTGTCCCGAAGCTCCGTACAATAGCGGAGGGTCACTCACATAAGATGCAAATTGCTGGTAAGTTCCGCTGATTTCGTCGAGCAAATAACTGACGGTCGGAGCGCTTCCCGTTCTCGCACCCGTGGACGTAATAAACCCCAACTCTGCCATTTCGCCATCGCGTGTTATAGGGCCTGGACTGATGATGAAAGACTGGGCGAACGGAATGCCGTTGTCCGTGTTGCTGGTAATATCTCGCTGCATCAAAGTCCAGTTACCATTCAGGATTTGACTACCAATCAATAACGAGCGCACGCCGGGCGCAGTCTGGATGGATTGCAACATCGTGCAGGTAGCCAATTTTTCCTGACCATATGGCAGGAACGTAACCATAGTGTCCGACCAAGTGTTGGCGGCGTTGCCGTCTTGCCAAGTGTCTTGGTACGTGCCGATGGGCTGTACGGTCGGATTCCATGACCCCGTGTACTGGATGGGAGCATTTGTATCACCGAAAGTCGGGTTCACAGTCCAGCCCGCATGAGGAACCATGTTCGGGACTCCCGTCCCTCCCCAGTCCCAGACGAAAGAAAATGTATAGGCTGGCTGCGTGATGGTGATACCCGACCCGCTGGACGGGAGCGCTGTGCTGCCGCTGGCTTGCTGGATTTGATCCACGGGTCCAAGTCCCGCGAAATTGGCGAAGCCCACTACCGAGGCTTCACCACTGGAGCCACTGGCGACGTTATTAATCGTCGCACTGATTACCAAAGATGATGCGACAGGCACGGCTGTCAGCATCGTTGCGTACCACGCCTGAAATGAAAACGGATTAACCCCAGTGACGGGAGTTTGCAGCGGGAACAAAGGCTTCCAGACATTTCCGAGATTGTCCGTGATGGATGTGGCGCTGATAACCTTGCTGTCGGCAGTTTGATTTTGGAAAGAAACAAGTAGTATGGCCGTGTCGCCCACATTAATGCCGCCGCCACGCAGCAATGTTGGCGTGATGGTCACAGACGGCGTGGGGAGATTCCAGACGGCGTTCTGAATATTATTCGGCGTGAGGATCACGGGCGTAGGCGGAAGCGTAGCAGTGACCGTCGCTGTCGGCGACCAAACGATGTCATTATTCGGTTGGCTATGCGGGACACAACGCTTGTATGTTGTGCTGCCGTTCCCAACAAAAATAGCGCTCTGGTCGATTCCTGACTCATGCAGCGTAGCGTAGACTGCGGCAGGATTATAGGTCTGGAGTTGATCCTGAACATTCCATCCCATATTCGTCTCGCCCGCCCCTGGGATCATCGCCAGTAGTCGGCGGTCAGCAGTGAAAATCACAATCTCAGCGCCAAGTGAGCAAATGGCATTCGGCGTGAGCAAGCCCACACCAGCACGGGTTATGGACGGAAAGTATTGACTGATGGCCGGACCACCCGCGATTGTCCATTCATCCGTCAGCGTGAAAGCCAATAGTCCAGTGATTGGAGCCAGCAATTTCGAGACAGGAGACGTGAGCGGGAAATTATTCGCCGCACCCCAACTTGTGAGTCCGTTCCCATTATCCGGTGGGATATCCGGGCCAGAAGACGCGTACACAATATTCGAAACACTCGCAAAAACTCGCCCTTGATGGTAAACAAGGTTCGTGATTCCGGTCGGAGGGGGGTTGTTCAAACCTACCGTGTCCGCTGTGACAAGCGGATTGAGTAATGTATCGGGGATTGTGTCTTGGAAAGTCCATGTTCCTGGCTGTCCGTTCACGGGAGCGGGAGCTGGGATTTCAGTCTCTTCGAGATACGGCCCGCCCATAAATCCGTCCGCGCATCGGAAAATAACAATCGTGTCAACTTGAGGGTCGAGAGAACCCTGTCCAGTGAGCGTGACAACCGCTCCAGCGTTCGGACCCGCCGCCAATTTGAAAATGGGCGAGCATGTGCTGATGCTTCCGTCTCCGCTGCCAGTCGGGGGACCATTCGAGACGGTTCTCCCGTTGGGAATGTTCAGGACATAATAATCCGTCGCTGTGCGTGCTTTGAACGCATAGCCCCAAGCGTAGCCATGACTCCATGCGAGCGACGGCTGCGAGTAGGGCGCTGTCATAATCCATGTAAGAGTCGAGCCTGCTTCCGTTGTCTGGCTACCCGTGGTTGTCGCCCACGTAGGAGCAGAGGAACCGCTGAGTCCGCTGTTCGTGCAGATTTCCACGTTCGCATGGCTGTCAATTACTTCCGAGCCGCCATACGGATCGGTGGTGGCAGGGACAATAAATCCAGTTGTCGGTAGAAACCAATTCGTGTTCGCAGCCCACGAAAGAGAAGTACCTACACAAGTCCATGTGGCTGCATTAGCCCCCGTGCCGTCCGGCGTGGTCTGTCCGTATAAAGTCGCCCATGTCGGCTGAGTGCTGCCGCTGATTCCCGTCGTCGTACAGACTTGGAGATTTCCGTTGCTGTCTTTGATGACGCTGAAAATGAAATTGCTTCCCTGTCCCCATGCGGAATAGGGAGTGTTGGCAGCCCAGGTCGCGGAGCCAAGATTCAACCATTGAAGCTGATTGTCTGAGGTGAGTGTGCCCTTAGCTTGGCCGGTTTGAAACGGAGCCGTGCCTCCCGTTCCCGATGTTCCGCCCGTCGCTCCGGCGTCGAACCAAAATATTTGCTGGGGATTGTTGCCGCCGATGCCCGCAGCCGCGCATGTAACGGGATAAACCGTGGCTCCAGCTCCGTCGTTGTTACTTACATCCTGGTAGTGTGTGCTCGCTGCCCACAAAGGAGGAGCCTTTGGCGTGCCCAAGCAAAACCATTTGACCGAGCCATCGTGGAAGATAGAAGCGACTGCGCCTGTGAACGCTGGCTTGCTGGTTCCTGTCGTTCCCTGAGCGTTGCCCGCGTTAGCTTGGATGTAGCAAGCTTGACTGACGGGGTCGTAGACGATGCAAGGATTGGCAAGCGTCCCGCCCACGGTTGCGTTGTTGATGACCGTGTTGGCTTTCCAAGCGGCTATCGGGCCTTTGTTCGTCCACGAGGCTGAACCTTCACTTGTCACTGTACCCGGCGTGAGATTCCAAGCTGGGCCGCCGTTGCCGCTTTTACCAATGATGGCATTAGGATTCGTGGCGTTCGCATTGACGCTGACGAGTTGCTGGACGTTTCCATTCAAGTCCACGATCAAACCGAGTGTTGTGTAGTACGTATTGGGTGTCCACGGCACAGCCGCAGAGCCAGACTCGACGATGTTGACGATTGGCGCTGTTGTAGGCCCGACGATTCCCCAATTCCAGATAGGCTGACCGACAATCGGATTGTTGTTCCCGCCACTAATAATTTTGACTGTGTCAACGCCATCGGCGATGAAGAGACTAGCTCCAAGTTGCAAGTAGCTCGCTTGACCCGGAATTCCGGTCAGGGCCGGACCATACGTCAGGCTCGTGCCTTTCGTGAATACGTTCGTGCCACTGGTTGGAGTGACGCTGTAGATGTTCGTCGTCGTATCCACGTACAGCGTGAACACGCCGTTCTGGTTGAAGCTGAATGCGCCAAGCGGAGATGTGGGAAATTGGAAAGTCGAGTACAAAGTGCTGCCCGGTCTGCCCACCCAGGTGTTTCGTGGCCCAACTTCTACGTTGCTCCCTAGGAGTAAACAGTCCTGGTAGCCGCCGTAAAATTTTTCTACGATAAACTGAGACGGGTCTTGGAGAGCAAAGCGATTGCTAATCTCGCCATGAAGGGCTTTCGAGGTGTGGATGGACGCAAAGCGGGATTGCGACTTCGGCTGTGCGCCCGCCTGCTGGATGAGCGAGGGAGCCATTAACGCGCTCCCTTAGCCTGATTTCCCTGCTGAACGTCCAGCATGTTCGCCGCTGTCTGCGCGTCAATGTTTAGGTATTGGGCGATGAAAATTGCCTTGTCCGCCAGTTCCATGCCCTCGGCGATGCTCGCCAGACTCATAATGAAACGCTGTTTTTCCATCTGCGCACGCTGAGCGTCTACAGGCTCCAACGTCTCGCCCAAGAATCCCCGGTTGTAGATGTAGGCGTAGCGGTCTGGAATCGGATTCCATGTGTCCGTGAGGGAGGCGAACTGCGTTGCCGCCATCTGGTAGTTGAGCGTGCACGTGTAAACGGCGTCTGGCACGCCCATGAAGCGAAACTTAATGTGGCCCGCGCCGTCGTCCGTCTGGACGCTGATAGCGTTTGGGCGGCTCTGGTCGGCGCTCTCGCCTAGCGGCTCGGTGTTGTACACGTCTTTAATTTGGAAAATTTTTCCCGTCGATGCCAGGGTCAGGGATGCCGTTTCCAGGTAGCCGAACGATGGCAAAGGAGGGCTACCTGCGGTCGAGAGAACGTAATCCTGCTGCCCGATGACAGTGGGGAAACTGACGGTGCAGCGATTCTGCGGCGTGCTCATAACATCCACCGACAAGAACAATTGCTTGATGTTGTTCGCGTTCGTGATCGCGGGTTCGTTGTTCGTTCCCACGGTGAGCGGGAGGTAATTTACAAACGAAGCGGCCCAGTTAATTGTTTGCTGTAGCGTTCTGCTCAAGAAAAATTCCTCTACAAAAGGCTTCCGAAGTCAGCGGTCTAACGCGGATTCCGCCAGAATGGGCCAACGCCCGTTCTTCCACCGCCGCCAGAGCGGACGCTGGTAGCGGGAACGAACTTGTAAAAATCCCTTTCACGGTCGGATTTCTGCCGGGCCTTTGTCAAAGACTTCATCGCCAAGTCCCACTTGGTCTGGAACATGGAACGAATCTTTGCCTCGCTCGAATAGCCGTAAAGCTGGGCGATGAACAAAGCGCGAAGATGGGGTTCGTATTCATCAGTGACGGGGAAAATTGTCTGGTTCATTACCTTGTCCGCTGGCAGGCTTGAGTCGAAACGCGGCGGTTGCATTTGGCCCACGAGGCGGAACTGCCACACGGCTCCCACCTGACCGGGAATCGGCGTTATGCGGATGCCCTGTCCATAGGGGTCGATGACTTTCCAGACAGTCGTAGCGCCGCTGCCAGGAGTGGCAACGGTGCCGGGCAAGGAATTGGCGGGAGCGACGGGAGCCGTCGTGCCTTCGGTTCCGTAACCCGTGAGAACGAGATAGTTGCCGTTAACGTCCTGAATCTGGGTGATCGGGTTTGCTGGCTGGGAGATAGCGCCGAGGGGCGCGGTGTACACGCTGCCCGCGACGGGATTGTTTCCGAGCGTCTGATTGCCTGTGTTCGCGTCGCCCCATGTTCCGAAGTACAGCAAATTGTTTGGAAGGAATGTCGCGCTGTAAATCGGAGCCATACAATTTGTCGCCAGTCCGCTTCCAAGGTTCGCCGTGCTTTGAATCTGTGACCGTCCTACTTGCACCCATGTCCAAGGCTTTCCCAATGCGGTCGAGTTGATCTGGACAGCAATTCCTTGCTGCAACCATGCGAGGTTCGTCACGCTGCTGCCATCGGGATTCACAAGAACGTAGTCCTGTTGCCAAGAATTTGTGTAGAAGAATGGCAGGTTGAACTGGTTGAACTTGTACGGATAATCGGCGAGGAAGCCGTTCATCGCATCATTCATCGCCGAGCACGCAGGCTCCAGCGAGAACCCGCCAACTGTGAGCACGGGCTTGATGTCGCCGTAGGACTGCGCATTATCGACGAACACCTGGAGCGTGACGGCTGACTTAGGCATTAGGCGTTACCTGCTCCGGAGCCTTCTTCATTACCGTGGATCGGCTGAAAGATTACTTGGGGAGATGACTGTACGCATCCTCGTAAGACCAACGAGTCGGATTGGGAAGCGTCTGGCCATTGCGGACAATCGTTTCCCGCGTGTCCCCCGCCAGCCACATAAAGCCGCAACGATTCCGGCAGCGGATGAATACACTCCCGTCCGGCAATTGGTGGCTGTACAAGTTATAAAGCGTCATGTTCTGGTCGTGAGCGCCGATGCCCTTCAAGTGGGCGCAAGCACGCTGGTCGCCGAATTTCTTCTGCGCTTCGTTCTTGTCGCGGAGCAATTTCTGATGGAGCTTGGCTGCCTGCTGGAGCTTGGCTTCTTCCGCTGCCGCTTGACGTTCCGCGTACTCCCGCGCTTCGCGCTGCTCACGTGCGAGCGCAATGCGGTTCTGCTCGGTCATGAGTTCTTCAAGGGTTTGTTTCTTAGTTTCTGTGCTCATCTTCAATTCTCCCGTTTCGGAACGCATGTAGCGTTCTCCGATAGCGATTGCTGCGCCGTGTGGACACAGGCTCGCCAAAAATTTCGTGAATCTTCTCCTCGCTCACGATGCGAGTCGTGACCAACTTCACCAATACTTGCCGCCAGCCGATGGCCGCTTCGCCATTGGGGACGCCGTGTTCCTCTTCATGGAGAAGTCCCCATTCGGGCATAACTGGCACTTGCATGGAGGTGACGAACTGATAGCCAAGACCTTCGTAGCCTGGACGGACGGCGTACAGCCCGCAGGTTTGCGGACGGTCTTGATAGACTTTGCAGGCGATTCCGTTGGAGCGGAGGATGCCGATAAATCTGTTTACGTTAGTGAAGTTGACCAAGCTGCTGTCCTCATCCGTGAGGATGTCTTGGTCTTCCATGCGGTAGGCTTTCGCCATCTCGTTGGAATGTTCTTTGTCCGCTTGATTCGCTTCCTCGCGGTAACTCTTGTAGTCCTCAGGATGAGCGAAGCAATCCGGGGTACCGTCCTTCAATAGCTCACCGATGAATTGCTGTGTTTTCTTTACGTCGATGTAACTGGAGAGCGGTTTGTCTGACATCTTGCCTCTACATAAAAATGGAGCGAGTGACTTGCGCCACTCGCTCGCTAGGGTTTTGTCGCTTACTGAATCGCAGGGATTGAATCTGCGAAACGGACACGCTGAGTGTCCACGCCTACGATTGGCGGTCCGGTGATGGTCTGGTGAAAAATATATCCAGCCCATGCGCCGATGGTTCCGGTCGGGTCGTACGTGCTGCGAGCAGCATCCTTGGTCACGAAACACTCGATGTCGTGCCAGTCACTGCCGTCCATGTCCGTGTCGCCCGGAACAGGCAGCCACACGCCAGCCGCAGCCCAATTTCCTGCGATGTAGGTGCGGTACGCCGTGCCCAGTCCTGCGGACTTGTAACCGGGGGTCTTGGTGACAAACGGGGTCTGACGGAAGCAAATGCCAGTCGTCTGCAACCGGATCGGAGTAAGCTGGTCGCCAGCAGCAATCTTTTCAAATGCCTCTGCACGATCACTGTCGTATTTCGCCCAATCTATGAGCGACGCATTCGCGCCGACGCCATTGAGCAAGTCGTTTACGACGTTGGAAGAAATTGCGCCACAATACTCGCCGTTCTTGCAGGGCAACACGCCGATGGAGACGAGTTCCTGTTTCATGGTGCGGATGGTTGGCAGGGTCATGACGTATGGAGAGGCGAGCAACGAACTTGCGTTCACTGCCGAGTCCACACCGCTGAGGCTGTCGAAGAAAGTGGAGTAGAGTTCCGAGAGGGACTGACCTGCACGGTAGCTCATTTCCTCAGCCGAGTTTCCGACCTGGTCGTCGATTGCGGCGGCCACGTCGAACCGAGAAAAGTTCGTGTAGTCTGACCACTCTGAAAGCGCGTAGCTGGAGTCCTCTTGCTGGACGAAGACCGGATTGCCGATCGATCCGTCAGTAGAGGAGTTGAGGTTTGCAGCGAGAGTCAGATACTCGAAAAAGACCCCGTTGATACCGCTGTTGAGCGGCTGGGCGACCTTTTCGACCATCTCGAAAAAAGCGTTCGTCTGGCCTTTCAGGTTGGGCACGATTTTCGTGTTGTAGTGAATCGCCTGAGCGGTCAAAGAATTTGCAACGTTTGAAATACTTGGATTCGGTCCTGCCATTTTGTTTTACTTCCTGATGAAAAATGTTCGTACGCGGATTAGCTTCCGAGGACTTTGTCCATCTCTGCTCGCAGCTTCGGATTAGTGAAGTGCTTGTTGTATTCCGCAGGATGTTCCCGTCCCATTCGTATGTAATCTGCCTTCGTAAGTCCCTTTGATTTCCTTGGAGAGCCGCCATTGAGCGCTCCCGGCTGGATATCAGGTGTTACTTGCGGACGGCGCGATGCGGGATTAGCCGCTGCTGCCGGGGTTGTTTCTGTTGAGGGCGTTTCAACTGGCGATTGGGCCAGCTTGTCCTCGCATTGCGAAAATGCAATCTCGTAATTCTCGGGCGTGTAATCCAGCCCGTTCTGCGCCAAGTAGCCGTCTAACGCGGCATTGTTTGCGTCGCAGACAAAAAAATCGTGTGGGTGCGCTTTCAAGAACGCATACCCCGCAGCGTTTCTGCGCTGCTGCTCGATCTGGAGGTCCAAAGCAGCCATCCGCTCGGTCATTCCAAACTCAGCGTCCACGAACTTGCGGACTGCCTTTCGAGCCTTCGCCGGATCATTAAGCTCTACTCCCGCTTGGAATTCTTCGTCAGCCGATAGCTGCTTCGGCTGGAACTTCGCTTTCGGCTGTGTCGGCGTTGCCGATTTGAGCCTGTGATACGCACGGGTCACACTGTTGTTAACGTCGATCTGCTTCCGCGCTATCTCTTCCCATGACGCGCCTTTTATGACCGTCTTGTTGCCGATGGGATTGCCCGCGTCATCCGTGGGCTGGTACTCAAGTACAAATTCCTCTGGTGCATTGCTTTCCGTATTAGCGGTTGGCGTCTCGTTCTCTGGCATGTGTCCTCAGCTATTAGGCTGCGTTTACCACACTCATCAACTCTTCAATCGTGCGCTGAGCCGCATGGCCCGACTTCTGGCTGTTCGCGTGCCACTGAACTGCCCGGAGCACCAATGCGCAAAATGCGTTCGTCGCTCGGGCTTCAAGCTGCAACGTAAGGACTTTTTCCTTGTCCGTTGGGTCGGCTTGAATGACCTTCGAAGCTGCCACTTGGCACGCTGCCTCCAGCATCTTTACCAGGACTTTCCATCCCGGCATGTTGGTCAGCGCCACCAAATCAACCCTGTCTCCCGCTGGGAGAACAAAGGGCCGCACTTCCGCTGCTACGATTTCTTCGTTCATCTATGACTCCCGTAGTCGTTACAATTGCGTGTCAGCGCCAAAGGGCTGCATTTCCTCGCCCTGCGCGAGCGAATGCTCGAAGACGCTGCGCATACCTTCACCGCCCGCCTTGCTCAACTGCATCTCTTGCCCCTCTTGCACGTTTTGCTGGAATTTCTTCTCCTGCAATGCTTGCTGGTTCTTCGCCTGCTGCGCTTGGAGTGCGGAGGGCAATTGAGCGTCCGCCTTCTGCTTCTCTTCGGGGGTCATCGGAACAACGAAGTCCTGCGCATATTTCCACCCGGCGAACGATGCGAAATTCTTGAAGCTGGCGACGGCATCGAACTTGTAGCCACTGATGTTGAGCATGGTCACGAATGTGGGGTTGTTCATTAACTGGATAAGGAACGGGAAGAACTGCGCCATTTCCTTTTTCGGCCCGAGCTTCGCGCCCGCTAAGACTTCGTATTCCAGCTCAGCGGATCGGAATTGAACGTGGTCAATGTCAAACTGCTCGCCCATTTCTTTGTTCAAGACATCGCGGAGCACACTGGCGGGCAGTCTGTCGTTGTTAAGCTCATCGCAAATTTGCAGGAACGGAATGAAAATTTGACGGCATATTCTTCCTATGGGACCGTCGAGGCGGGATGCGTTTGCGGCGATGATTCCTTGAGCGCCAGTTCCGGAGCGTGCGCCTGTGGTCTGAATTCCCGCTGCGCCCGCGCCCATCGTGAACTGCTGGTTTGCGCCTGCATTTTCTTTTGCTTCGGCTGCCTGTTGCTGGAGCCATTGCAAGGCAGACGCGGGCTGTTGCGGCATTTCGAGAAACTTAAATGCTTTGCTAACATCGCCCTCCACGTCGATGATTCCGCCAGCCGACCAAACAACGTCCGCAGACGGGGTGTTGAATCCCGCTGTGCGCAATGCCGTTGGGTTGAGCCCGTAGTCCAAGAGGCTCAGGCTTCCGTTGGTGATTCCCGCTTGAACTAATTGAGCCGGGCCTGCAAGCAAACCGATTCCCTGACCGTCGAAGCAATCAGGAATCGGACGCCAGCAGGCGGACAGGAAAGGAATTTTCTTGTAGGGGTTCGCTTCGTTGCGAATCAGGATATTGTCGTCGCCATGCCGAAGCACGACGATGACGAAATTCTTCGACCAGAACTCTAGGATTTCCAGGCCGTTTTGCAGCGGGTCTGCGCTGTCTTTAAAGTTGCGGGGCAGCGATGTTTGAATCCACCCCCGCATACTCTCTGGCAAAGTGACGGCGATGTTGTCGCCATGCGGAGTGAAACGCTCCCGCATGAAAAAATCTTTGAGTTCATCCTCGGACGGGATGTCATAGCCTTCATAGTCACGGAGAGAGTCGAGGTCTTCGTAGGTCGCATAGTCGCGGTAAACAACGTCCTTCGCCTTACGAATGTCTCCAGTCCTGCAACCCCTGTTGACGATGACGTGACGGCGGTCGCAATAACGAATCCACGGACGGGTGACGCGCTTCTCTTCGTACTCAATTTCAAAACTGTCGGACTCCTCGGTGTGAATCGTGTGGGTCTTGCCGCTGATTTTGTTGTGGATTTTCTGGGGTTCGGCGTTGCGCTTGTACTTCTTGGTGGTGACGGTCGTGTCCGTCCAGCCCCATTTCAAAACGCAAGTACCAATCAAAGCTCCTTGTAGGACGGCCAGTTCCATCTCGTCCTCAAGGCCCATGTCCGAAAATTGAAAAGCAAGCAATGCGGTTTTTGCATCAACCATCGCTTGCGTTGTGCCGGGACGCGGACGCAGGACAAAAGGCGGGGATTCGTAAAACAGGCCCTGCATAATTTTGGGAACGGTGGCGTCCACCAAATTGCTTACGGTGTAATTCGGGACGTTCGCGCTGCCATTGGCTCCGCCATCGAAGCAACTGAGGGATGTAGGAGACTGGTACGCTTCGTAAGAGAAGCTCCAGCCTGCGGGCCAATTCTGTTGATTTGCCCAAGCATCGCCGGAGGAAGTTGCGTCGAGCACGATCTGGAGGGCTGCTTGGTCGTCGTAGAGGTAGGAGCCGCTGGGGTCTGTTCGGAGATTTTCCGGAAGTATCTCCCCGACTGGCTCTATGTGCTTAGTTGGCATTAGTTGTGCGGGATTAGCCGCTCAACTAAGGGGAAGGAAGTCAGGGAATTGGGGTCAGGCCAGCTTTCCTATCAAGTCTTTAGAAACCCCGAGATGGCTGAGGTCGTACGGATTCCTTCGCGGCGGCCCGACTGGCTGCCTCAAAGGGACAGGGTTGCGATTGAAAACTTGGCGGTAGTGCGCATCCAAAGCCGCCTTCTCGGCTTCCTCTTTCCGCAGCTTCACCAATTCTGCCGCGTCCACGGGATTCGTAGGCTCTGCGGGCATGAAAAACTGGAGCATGGAGACGGCGTCCGGGATATCATCTTTTCTGCCTTTATTTTTCGTCAAGCCTGTATACCTGCAAAACTGCGCAAACATCTCGTCCACCCAAGGCCCTTGGACGAAATGAATCCGACCTTCCTTGAGCAGGATTTCGATTCCCTTAATGCGGTTGCACTTTGCGTTTAGCTTGTTGTCCACCGTGAGCCACATGATGGGAGTGGCTACCTGTTGACGCCGGGCCTCCCGTGCGATTTCGTTTTGGAGCAATTCCGTGCCGGGGGCTTTTTCGATCAAGATGCAGCGAGGACTGAATTTCTTTGCGAACCGGACGATGTTGCCCGCCAGTTCGGAGGATCGCCACCGTCCGTATTCGACTTCAAGTACGTGAGCCTCGGCGAGGTCTTTGTCGATGCGTGCCGCGACGATGCAACTGTAGTCCGCCTTGGCCGTGGAAGTAGGTGCCCAATCGCATGTAATAACGACTTCGCCAGTCTTCGGGACGGCGGTGTGCTGCTCCAAAGCGGCGCGGAGTTCGTCTTCGTTGAAATGGACAAGAGCGGTGCTGGGGTCGGGCGGGGGATCGTTTAATTGCTGACAGCAAAACAAACGTTCCTTGCGCATCTTTTGGCGCAATGACGCCCATGTGAGCTTCGCCGGAAACCAAAGCTCGACCATTTCCTTCTTGATTTCATTTAGCGGGACGTGGAGAAAAGGCTTCCGGACGGTCCAGCATTGGCGCTTGAAAAATTTGAGCGGGAACTCTTCGACGGTTTCGAGCCGCTTGCCATACCAGTCGTTCAGGAAATATCGAGTACCAAGGTGGTCAATGAAGCCCCATTCGTCCACGAGATTTTCCGTGCCGTCGTATTTGTCATTCACCTTGGCGCGAGCAGGCTCAGTCTCGGAATTTTCGTCCGTTACCACGTCATCGCCCTTTTTTACGTCGCAATGCCAGCCGCTCAAGTTCGCGGTGATCGAATTGACCCATAGGCTCGCCTCCCTTTGCCCGTGGATTCTCGCCGGACATTCGAGAGGCTGGTCGTTGTATCCGTTCATTCCCCGGATGACGTACTCGGGAAAAAGCGTCTGGAAAACGCTAGGCTTCGCTCCTTCGGGAAGATAGAAATACCGCTTCACATCCGACATGAACGCGGACGCAAGTTTGTATTCGCCAGTGAGGATGAGGACTCTTAAATCAGGACCGTTGAGCAACCATGAAACGCAATCCGCGCAATCAATGTAAGATTTTGTCGAGCCACGGGGAGCGAGCAAAAGCATTTCCCGCTCGCGGGGCTGGCGAGCGACGGCTTGGTGTACTTCGTCCAGCGTGTAACCCTCATGGTAGAAGCCATCGAAATTTTTCTTAACGAACTGGTCGC